TGCCCTTTGTCCTCGTTCTGCCACTCGTGATGCCTTTTGGGCAACACCAACTAAAGGAACTGCTAATTCTGGTTGTCCTAATGCCGTTGCTACACTTGCCCCAACTGTTGCAAGATCAGATACTGCCGTGCCATATTTAGACAGTCCATGTGCTACTTTTTTTGCTCCGAACGTTACGGCTTTTCCTGCCTTTAAACCGAATCGTCCAATTGAATGTGCTTTTTGGCCAAATTTCTTAAAAAATCCCATTATATATAAATCTACATATTATTTTTTTTTACTTTTTACTTTTTCTCTTTTTTGTCTTTCTAAATCTTTTAAAAGTTTTTTTCCTTTTATTTCTTCTTGTCTTTCATTTTCCTCATTTAACAAAAAATCATTCAGAATAACTGGTAAACGTTTTTTGCTAAAATGACATGTGATTGATATTGACCAATCTATACCATTCATTTCTAATAACTCTAAATTGTCATCTGTTAATGAAACATTGAAATGATTTATGCTCCTATCGTTGATAAGATAAAATTGATTTTCAGTTTGTTGAAATTCTATATAATCACCGAAACCACAACATACATCTACTTTTGATAAAACACCATTGAGGTCACCTTTTGCTCTACTGTCTAATGATTGTATTGACAGATTGTTCACCATTACATATATTGATTGTGTCCCTGATAAATTAACCATATTGGGGCATGTAAAGGAAGGAGAAGGGGGGATAACTGTAAAAGGTGGGATTCCCAATTCTTTATTCATCGTTGTGTTTTGTATTTGAACATTTTGCGTTAAAGATGAAAATGTAAACTTATAACTTGATGAATCAAATGAACATGTAATATTATTTCCTGCTGTTGCTAATTGTGAATTAATTTCAGTTACTAAAGTTTCAGTATTATAATTTTTAGGAGGCAATACTATATTGGTTGTCCCATTTACGCTTCCTTGAATCTGTAGTTCATTATTATTATTTGTAATATTATAAAATGCCACTGGTATTTGACATGCTGTTAATCCAATTAAAATATGCGTGTCTGGTGGGCATTGAATAATATTATCTAAATAAAATAAACAATTTGAATTATTGCTTCCATTTTGAACAACTGATGCTTTTGATGAATCTAAATATATTGATACTGAACCAATATGTGTATCGTTTAAACTATGATTAGGCATATTTATATATTAGATATATATTATTTAAACACATTGGGCATTGTTGGCTGATAAAAATAATTTGGTTGCGTTGGGATGGGTGCTGTTTGAGTTATTAAACCATCTTCATTTCGGATTACTACTGGGTCACCCACATGGCGTTTTACGTATTCTAAATCTACTACTCTATCGGCTAAAAACATTTGCCCATCATATGACGCCCTTGGGTCAATAGGTCGAGGAGCGACGCCTACTATTTGGAGGTTGCGGACTTCTACATTGTTCATCGGTTGTTGTTCCATGTTTATATATATAATTAAACATTTTTTTTAGTTTACTTTTTTTCTTTCTAAATTTAAATTTTACTTTGAACTTTAATTTAAATTTAACTTTAAACATATATATATATATATAATATCTTTTTTGGACTTCATCCAATTATTTAAAAAATGTAAGTGACTTAAAGACATAATTTAACCCCTTTAAAAGTCATCTTCAATCTTAAACACATGTTCCTTTTCTGCTTTACTATATTGACTTACTCTATGTTCAAAGAAGTTCGTTTTTGATTCTAAAGATATTGCTTCCATAAAGGGGAAGGGGTTGCTTGAGTTATAAAGTTTTTCATATCCTAACCATTTTAGATAAAAATCTGCGAGATATTCGATATATTGACTCATAAGTTCTGCGTTCATTCCTATAAGGTTACATGGTAAAGATTCATTTATAAATTCCTTCTCAATGTCAACCGCTTTTTTAAACATGTTGTGAATCTCTTTTTGTGTAAGTTTATTTTGTAATTTAGAATAAAGTAAAATACCAAACTCAACATGCATACCTTCGTCACGTGCAATAAATTCGTTAGCCGTGCATAAACCGTTAAGAACCTTGGAACCGCCTTTAGTTTTGTTCCAATAGATAGCGCAAAAACTCCCTGAAAACATGATACCTTCAAACAGAATATAAGCCATCAATCTGTATTTAAATTTACAATCACATGTCATATATTTCAATGCGTAATCATACTTTTTTTTAATAACTGGCATGGTTTTAATTGAATTAAAAAGTTGTTCTCTTTCTTCTTTTTTAGGAATCATAGAATCTAATAATAAACTATATGTCTCATTATGAATAAATTCCATGTAGTTTTGGAATGAATAAGTGGCCTGAATTATAGGGATGTCAATATCTTCAATAAATCGTGTTGAAATATTTTGGCTCACGATTCCGTCTGCTCCTGCAAAGAATGCTAAGATATGAGAAAAAAAGTGTTGTTCATTGGGAGTCATTGATTCATATACCTTTTTATCCATGGAATAGTCAATCTCGGGCGGTGTCCATATTGAAGCCTGTTGTTTCTCATAAAGTTTATACACATCTTGATATTCATTCAATAGTGTATTGAAAACATATGTGTTTTCGTGTTTTTTCAACAATTCTTCTTCATGAGACATAATATATAATCTATATATTTTTATACAACACGATTAATTTCTTCGTTTTGAACGGATTGGAGTTCTAAATCCGTATTCGAGTCACCCCTCGATACCGTCTTGACTTGAATATGTTTGTCACAACAATTGGATGAAGTAACAATGCGGAGTTTATAAATCTTGTAGGCAATGACTGCCAAAACCAATGCCCCCGCTCCCTCGACTGTTTGTGTTGTTAATTGTGAAAAATCCATTATATATATGTTTTAGACTTTTTCTATTATGAAATAGTTTTTGTATGTTCTATACTTTTTAGGGTGTTTCCGTGGTTTAAAATCATTGTATGATATGTTGCCTTTTGTGAATTGGATAATATCCTTTTGTCTTAAAAAACACCTGCTGAATATTTCTACATTATTAATATCAACAATTTTTAGTCTATACATTTTATATATATGTTATATATTATTCTTCTTCTAATCCTTTTTTAACTTTTGTAATACGATTTTTTATTGCTCTTTCATCACCTTGATATTCGTCTGCTAATTGTTTATAAATATCACTTGATTTATAAAACTGTGTCATTTGTGTTCTACTATAGCCCAATGTATCACCTGCAATTTCTAAAATGCTTTGTTGTTGTGCTGGTGTAAAAGCCGTTCTTGTTCCACCTTTTTTAATTCCTCTCTTTTTTTCTTCTTGTTGAATAACTGATTCATCCGCCGTTTTTACTTCTTCAATCAATAGGTCTGCTTTTTCTTCTTCTCGTGGGTCAACACTTGATGACACTCTTGCTGGGTCTTCTTCTGGAATTGTTTCCATTGGTGGGGGTGGGGGTGGTGGTAATGGTGGTGGGGCTGGTGGTTGTTGCGGTTCAACATTTGATTCTTCAAATCCTTCATTATATATTGATTCCAAAGCCAATAACGTTCCTTGATTTCCTGCTATTTGACGTCCTGCATCTTCGATGCCTCCCAATCTGTGATGTATTTTATGTTGTGCATCTGCCATCAATTGCATTCCTTCATATAGGCCTTGTTGCCGTTGACCTAATTTTACCAATCCTCTTTTCATATCTGTTCTAAATTTTTCCTCATCTTCACTTGGTTGTGGTGGGGCTGGAAGGGCTGGTGGTGGGACATTTACTGTTATTGGTGCTGGTGCTGGTAAGGCTGGGGGTGGTGGAACATTTACTGTTATTGGTGCTGGTGCTGGTAAGGCTGGGGGTGGTGGAACATTTACTATTGGTGCTGGTAATGCTGGAAATGGTGGAACGGTTACATTAACTTGTGCTGGTGGTGCTGGTGGAACAGTAATGTTGATTGGTTGTTGTGGTGGATTCAGTGCTTGAGTTCCTAATTGTGTGACTTGGGTTTGTAAAATTCCTAAATTGGTTGACAGTCCCTTTAATTCTTCTCCAAATTGTTGTTGTTGTTTATCTGCTTGTGCTCTAATAGCATAAACATTGTTCATTAAATTTGTGTTAATTTCTGCCTGACGTGTATTTAATTGCCCATCTCCTCTACTTCGTTGACCTCTTATTGATGCAACTTTGGGTGCAAACCCTCGTGCTGTTTTTGGTGCTTTGGCTTTTGCTTCTCCAATTGCTCTTGCTAAATTGATATTCACGGTAATACCACGCTCCTGTGTTTTTTTCTTTGTAGTCTTCTTCTTTTTCTTCTTGTCTTTTTTGTCTTTTCGCTTCTTTTTCTTCACAATCATAACATCTTTTTTTTCGCTTGCCATTGTATATATATATCATTATTATATAAATTATAATATTATTTCTTGAAAAGATTTAAAATACCTAAATTTATTACTCTTTTTTAAAGTCATATCCACCATAAGGTGGGCATACCTTGAATCAAAAACAAAATTAAACAATTCTATACTGTCTCTTTTATGAATGGGGAAAAGTTCGTTTGTAATTGCCTCTTGCTCTTGCATTGTTTTAGGTCTAAAGAAAAAGGCAACATTTGCATTTGACCTAATACCTGTAGGAATCATAGTCCACTTTTGGCTAATAATTATACATGTAAGATTTTTATGCCTTCTGTTTTGAAGTATTTTTGTTAGATTTATCTCATTGTATCTATTTTGTCGAAGGGCGGAAGCCACGTCATCCAAAATCAATAAATTAAACTTTTTTTCATCATCCTGTTCACCTTCCATCATAGATGCGTCCAAATGGTCTTCGAGGTCTTCCATACATTCATTGAAATCTTTATATTTCTGTTCTTCTGGAATTTTAAATACATTTTGTTTAAGTGTAGCCGTTGAAGGTGAACACAATATGATTTTGTGGAAGCATTTACGAAACGATTGCTTATAACCATTCTTACTACCTGTTTTACTTATTAGATTTACAAGCAAGGATGTCTTCCCTGAACCTGACGAACCATTAATCAAAATCAATGAACCGTTCGTTATTACATCTAAAGGGGGGACAATATTTTTGCATAGTTCATGATCGGTGTCCATGGGAACTGCTCCGTATGTTATATTATCGTTGGGTATTGTCTTATACATTTTATATATTAGGTAGATATTATATATATATATAAAATATATGGAATGAAAAGTCCCCCTTTTTTTCACTCTATCCCCCTTTTTTTACATAAAAATATTTTTTTATTTTTTTATATTTTTTTTTTTT